AGATGTGGTTCTATGCGAATCTGAAAGAACAGTACTATCTGTTTTATTAAGTGTTTGTAAGACAGATACATTATCTAAGTACGTTATAGAGTCTGTTAGGTTCTTTTCAAAAGCATTACCTAATAAGTCACTAAATCCGAAGATATTACCTTTATCACCAGTAAAGTCTTTATTAATTAATGATGCGTCATCTAAAGTAAATGCATCATTTATATTCTTAATGAAGTTTTGTGTTGCGTGATCTGTAACCGCTACCGTTTCTGTGAACTTACGTATATACGAGATTACATTTTTGAAAACATCACTAACTGTGTATGTATCTGTAAGTAGTTTCTCATGAGCTAGACCGATTATATCGGTCATGAAAGTAACGTTACCTTTATTTCCGTAGAAGTCTTTATCTATCTGACTTAAGTCATCTAGAGTAAATGCATCACTAAATGTTCTTCTATATGCCACAACTCTGGCAAAACTCTCAACTAATGCTATTGCTTCTGTAGAATTCTTCTCAAAAGACCATTTCTCAAATTCTACAAGATTTGCTGTATCTGTTAAATTCTTATGTAATACATAAAATTTAATATCTGATAAAGGAAATTCATCATATACTAGTTTATTCTTAGAATCAGGATCTGTCCAAATTTCTGTAGCTGACGCTATTTGGAAAAGAATAGAAGTTGTTGGTTTTACTGCAGACGTTAAGGCCTGTATATTTTTAACGCTAACTGTAGCGCGAATAGGCATTACTAAAAGCCTTCTCTTACCTTAAACTTTAGTTTATCAAATATGGTTAGTTTCTTACCCGCAGCGTCTTCTAATTCGATTTCACCTTCGTAAGTACCAGCATCAACATCTAAAGTTGTAAGGTTCCATTGCATAAAACATTTGCCGTCTGTATATGGTGCAACCTTTCCACAATCAAGTGTATCTAAAACACTACTACTACCTAGTAGTCTAAAGTGTACTCTGATTATTTGATTTGTTAAATCTATGGCTTGCCAGGTAGTAACGTCATCCTCATCAAGAGTTTTTCCCGTTGCTGCTGTACTCGAATCACGTAATGTGAAATTTAATTCAGGTTTAGCGTCCCCTGATACGAGGTTAATCGTGTCGTAATAAGCCATATTTAACTCCTCTGGAGGTTATTCTCAGCATGTGGCATGCAATAAATTTGTCTTTAGTATAACAGTAATATTTTAAATAAACCCACTATCTTCTAATTTACTATTAGCATCTAGATTATCTGGATTAAGTAGTCCTAATATATTTATCTGTTTACAGCTTTCATTAAAGCGTAAGTAATAAGTGTTGTTCTGCATCTTAATATCACCACTAATAATAGCATGTGTTTTATAAGCTACATAATTTATTAATGCCTCTGTATAAAGTTGAGGTAATGATAGGTTAGTCGTTATTTTCTTTGCTAATGCAGGCGATGCTGCATATACCAAACGCATATCCTTTCTACCTTTACTATCAGTGCCCTTAATAGTTAGTTTAGATGGATCTTTAAACATTACAGATACGTTTGTATCTACTTTATCTACTAATTTGATTTTGTCATTATTAATGGGAATCTCTTCACCGTCAATGAACGTACAGCTAATTACATGTAAAAAGTCATCAGGTAGATTAAATTCTTCACCATTTAAAGCAAAGTCTAATTCCATATCTTTCTGCAGAATATTAAACTTCTTATGTAATTCAATATTAGCTAAATTAATAAATGATCTTAATTTATCTCTATTTTTTGTCTGGACATCAGTAACTGGAGTAGTAGAACCTGGGGTTAAATCACCTACATCTGAAGTCGCTAGTTGCTGTATTTCACCATTTACCAGAAATTCCATATATTCATAAACCTTCACGCAGCTACCCCAAATAAATAATTATTTACCTTATCATACCACGTTATCTCTTAAAATGTCCTTTTTAAACAAAATAAGAACTTTCACCTGCAGGCTCTGGATCCTCGTCATCCCATAACATACTCCCATCGTGAGATTCTTTAGATGAGACTTCACTAGGTCTCCATGCATTGAATTCACCTAACATAGAAATATTATCTATTTGATCATCATGTTTAGATTTAAAGCCTTTAATTGTTGCTAGAGATATCTCATTCATCATCTCAGCTAACTCTACGGAATCTTTTAATTCCTCAGGAAACCATATCTTTCCAGATTTAAATAGAGGTACTGCGGTCTGCTGAAATCTACTCATCTTATCTTTATTAGGGCGTATACCTGGTGAGGTCTTCCCACGTCCAGATGCAAGAGTGAAATAGATATTACGATTCATCATCTCATTCTGGATCCATGATATAAAACCTCCCTGTTGCCCTGTTACCTCCACACCTACTTCCTGTGGGCTATATTTCTGACATAATCTAAACAGCTCATCAATTGACTCATTCATTAAAGCGTGTTTACAAAACCCATCTACCCATAGCCAGTCACCATTATTGTTATACGCCCACACGTTAATCGTACTAAAGTCTGCACTTTCCTTTTCAGAAGTAGCAAAGTCAGTAGTAATGTAGAAGTTAAAAGATCCCATGTTAGATTTAACATTAGCATGCTTATACCAAGTTAGGTCACCATCCTTGATCAGACGTTCTTCCTCAGACATAATCCTGAGCATTAGCTCCTGATTAAAACTGTCTAGTTTTCCTGCACCTTTAGATTTAAGATATTGGCTATTTACATAGTCATAGTTAAATCTGTCCTCCCAGGCACCCTTAAAATCCTTTCTCTTTACTGGGAACTTCTCACATACTGGATAAACAGACACATACCACACTCCAGACTCTACTGCTTTATACAATGGATCCTTAGCGTTAAAGGGCGTACCTGACCAGATAACTTTACGCTTAGCTGGGTGTAACGCGTAGTCAATTGCAGAGTACACCGTATTTTCCACACTCTCAATAATTGTGGGCGATCTAGCATCATCATCTGACAGTAAATCATCTAACATCGCTAATTGTGGTCTAGTATTCAATTCTACTGTTCCACGCACACCAGTCTTAGCACCATGTCCAGTTACAACTAATTCTTTGCCTTGATTGTTCTTAAAGTACCATCTAATGTCAGTAAACTTATATTTATCTATATATTGCAGTAAGAACTCACTATTCTGACATCTACGTTCTAAACGCAGTCTCATTTTCTTTACACCGTTTTCAATTGAGTCAGAAACATATAAACCATAATCTACATCCCCAAACCCAGGTATAGAGCCATATACAGCTAGATATAGTATTAAATATTCTGACAGTATCGTAGTTTTAGCTAAACCACGTGAGCACATATTAACCGTATTCTGTCTCTTCCCAGTGATGTTATCTAACATCTTGTAATGAATTACAGGGGTTTTGTTCTCTTCTCCTCTCTCTCCATTAACTAACTTAATAAAACTGACAAACTCCAAGGCAAACTCACTAGGTACATAACTAGGGTCTACATCATAGTTAATGTCATTTAGCCACTCATCAACTGTCTTCTTTATTAAGTCCATCTGCACCTGCCTCATTAATCAAATAGCTAACTTCCATAGAGATCTGCTCAAACTTATGTCTCTCTGTCTGGTTATTACACCCCTGTAACCCTTCTTGTGCCATCTTCTTTATAGCTTTTAATTTATCTAAACAATCACTCATGCAATGTATCACTTAACCTCCTCATATTCAGTCTCAATAGAATCCTTTTTATGCCCTATGATATCAGAGTGTGCAATATATTCAGCTGTTACAACTCCACTCTTAATTAACTTAAGTTGTTGCTGTGCCAGAGCCCGGGTAGTTTCCCTAAGCTCATCAATGCTATCATTAGAGTAACTAACATCAACTTCAATCTTAGCCGTTTCTGGAGCTTTTAATTGCATAATCAAGCACTCAGCTGCCTTCTGCCTAACTGTCTCTGATTTAGCAGTCCTCATGAGCTCAGCCTGTGTATTGATGGCTTCCTGATGTATATCCATATTAAGAATATGAACAGGAACCAGCGTCCTCTCTAAAATCTTATTTACCAAGTCCCCTCTGTTATACGCAGTAGAAAAGCTGGATATCTGTTTAGTAGGTGTGTTTTTATTGATCAGTCTCTGGTATCTATCCGGAAACGTCTTAGCGTAAGCAATAGTATTAGGATCTCCCAGTAGCTTATAACTAACAAACTTAACCGCATTAACATAGTCTTGCATCTTGAACTTACCAGTGCCAATAACATCGGCAAATCCAAGTAAATTAGCTTTAAAGGCCTCTCTAAAGTCATCATCCTCAGTAGCATTAACAAACTGTACAATCTCATCAGTAATGTTATGTCTAAACTTCTTAGGCACACATCCTTGTAATTGTTCCTTAGTCAGTACGTCTGTATTATTTGTTGTTGTTAGTTCCATTTTGCTCCTTAAGATTATCCCAATTCTTCATTGCTACCAGTCGGCTAAAGTAATTAGCTCTTTCACTGATTGTATCAGCCATCAACTCCCTCAAATCATCATAAGCAAACTCATCTAAGAATTTACCCATAGTAACAGTATCAGGAGTCCAGTCTTTATTACTGGAGCTGCCAGTTAATCTCAACATAGTTTCTAATAATCCAAACTTAAACTCAATCTGATCATGTGTATAACCCGTAATACCCCACTTGGCCATCTCTTTATCTAAATCAAAATCTTTAGGCGGGCTTGAGTAATCTTTCATCTTTGTGTCTCCAGTATTCATCTAACTCGTATTGTCTAGATTCTTCACTCTCTGAATAAAAGTAGTCAGGACGTATTTGGTATGTTTTAGGGATGTTTGTTTTGCGTATGTGATGTTCTTCTAACAACGTTTTAAATTGTAAGCTAACATCAGGCCTGGCCATGCCAATCTCTTGTGCAATCATAGCGTGAGTAACTACAAGATAATTTCTACCATCACACATGTTGTGTAACTCATTCAACACCCTAGCCGCAGGCTTAGGTAATCTTAGCAATAATGATGAGTAGTTATCCCCCATCCCCCACTTGAAATGTCGTTTAAATATTTCCATGTAGTGATTATACTACCAAATTAAACTAACAGTAGTATTAACTTAACATTTAGCTATATTTACTCAAAACGGTAGTGGTGAGCACTACCATTTCAGTGTCAAAACGGTAGGTGTCAGCACTACATACGATGTTGATAGAATGCGGGTTGTAGAGGTACCCCTTCTTAAGGTTA